GGCGAGAGCATTGAATAACTTGCAAATAGACATGTTGAGAGCTAGCATAGTTAAAGGTGAAGAAGCTTGGGCTAAGGGGCTACCTATACTACAAACATACCTGGACAAGCTCGATAGTGGTCTGAATCCGAGCCTATACGAAATGACCATTGTGGGTAAGCCTAAGAAATACCGAGAAACAACACCGGAAGCTGCCAAACATTATGAAGGTGATGAAGACATGGAGAAACTGACCAGAATGTATGGGAAAGACAATGCTTATAGGATGATGGGTTCTAAATCGATTAAAGAAGCATGTTGTATACAAGGTTACAAAGATTTTTTGTACAGGTACTACAACCTCACAGAGAGTGATATCTTGATAATTGAAAACGATATAAAGGCAAGTCAATATGGTAGTTGCAACACAACGATGATTAGGAATGCTTTCAAGTTCAATGCAGTATTCAAGGAGACTCAACAACGCACAGTGATCTGGGACGAACCTAAAAAAATTGAGAAGCTTATTAATGAATACACAGAAGTTCCAGAGATGTTCACATACGATTTTAACAAGAAAGGAAAATTGTCATTGGACGACAGTAACTGGGCTGGGCTCCAAGCCTATATGGCCATTAGGAGGAGGGTTATATCAGATGAATGCGGTTACAATATTGAAACCACGTTACTGGATTACAAGAACGATATCTACTTTTTGTATGATAAAGGTTTTATAAAAACCATACCAATAATGTACAAAGACGGGACTGTCAAAGAACCACAGTACAAGAATGTCTTAGCACACGATGATATGGATATGGCAACCAGTATGCAAATAAGCATAGGAGAACAAGGGAGCAACTGTGACTTCGAGATAGTGTTCAATAAAGATCTCAAGTTAGTATCAATTACGGACACAAGACAGAAAGCAGAACGCTATGCATACAATCACGAGGAAGAGCAATATGAAGACAACTACTACGAATACGATGAAATAGACGATGGAATCGATTACGCGAAGTATGAAGCTGAAGAAATACCTGAAGTGGATGAGGTAGAGCGAGAATTTGACGAACAATAGACTTTGATTAGATGACACAACCCATTACCAAGTAAGTAATAACTAATTAATATTAAACTCAATGACGAGGCCCTTAAATGGGAACCACCATGTATAGTTGCGGTGGGTAGTATTGCCATTCCATAATATAAGGAATAGGACATTGTTTTAGAAAATTTTAAATACATATAAG